GTGAGCGCTGAATTGTACATCGGCGATGTTCCCGAGGAGAAGACAATCCCGGCGTTGGCTTTTCCGCCTCCCCGGATTGCAGACAGCCCGGGCAACCTGGCATCGTTCCGCAAGACGTACACGCTGGTCATCAAGGTGTTCGAAGGCAGCGACAGCAAAGCCTTCACCGCTGCGGAGAGCATTGCGGATGCAATCCGGTATCCCCGTTACCGGATTCCTTGCCTGACGGAGGACGGAACGGCAACGGGCGAGTTCATTCGGATCGACAAGCTGGACCTTCAGATGGGCGGCAGCGGTGAAGCTCATTTAACGCTGGAGTGGACGAGACAGATTGGCTTTGATAGGGAGACCTACGAGAAAGTGAATACCTTAACGGTTATGGAAAGGGTGAAAAGCGATGCCTAGACCAAGGAAAAGCGAGGTTCAGCCGCCACCGGCAATAGTGCCCGCAGAAGCGCTCGAAAGCGCACCGGCTGCAGCCGGACTGGAAACGGTAGAGACAAGATATTCGGCAGAAAGCCTGCGCCGTAACGCACGGCAGCTGTTCCAGGTTAATCCTGAAGTTGTAGATGGCGCTTTATATGGAACGAGCGGTCGGGAGCTTACCATTGCCGAAGCGCAGTCATTAATCAAGGCCTATATGCAAAGGGAGGTTCGTTAAGATGGCGGGAGGAACATGGATTCAAGGCGTGGAGAAGGTAAGACCCGGTCTGTATATGAATTTTAAGATTGCAGCGCTTGAGCGGATCAAATCCGGCGAGCGGGGAACGGTCACGATCCCGCTTGAACTAAGCTGGGGGCAGCCGCGTACGTTCCTGAAGATTGAGACGGACGGCGATGTACTTGATCTGCTTGGTTACGACATCAACGATCCGAAGGTAGTCAAAATACGTGAAGCCAAGAAGCGGGCAAAGACCTTGCTGGTTTACCGGCTGAATGAAGGGGAACGCGCGAAAGCAACATTTGGCACAGATGCTAACGTAACAACGGCAACGGCTGTACATACAGGTATCCGGGGCAATGATATTACGATTTCCTCAGAGGATGATCCATCCGGCGCCGCCAAAAAGCTGGTCAAGACGCTCGTAAGCGGCCGCGTTGTTGATCAGCAGCTTGTCAGCACCGCAGCCGAGCTGAAGGCAAATGCATGGGTAACCTTTTCCGGCACGGCTGGCGTCGACAAGACGGCAGGCGCTCCGCTGACAGGAGGAACAGACGGAACGGTGAAAGGCGAGGATCATACAGCGTATCTGGAAGCAACGGAGACTCAGCATTTTGACGTTATCGCTTATCCATTTTCCGATCCCGGTCTGAAAATTTCGTTTATCTCGTTTATCAAACGGATGCGCGAGGAAGAAGGCAAGAAGATTCAAGGCGTTATCGCATCGCCGGTGAATAACGGGGCATTTACGAACATTTCCGACTATGAAGGCATTGTCAGTGTCGGCAACGGGGTTGTGCTGCTGGACGGTACAACGCTTAGCGCGCTTGATGCTGTTGCTTGGGTAGCCGGAGCAACCGCTGGCGCTTCTATCATTCAGTCCAATACATACAGCGCTTATGAAGGAGCTGTTGACGCCAATCCGCGTCTGAAGAACAGCCAAGTCATCGAGGCGCTCAAAAAGGGCCAGTTCGTCTTTGTTCATGACGGCGTGAAGGTGAAAGTCGAGCAGGATATTAATTCCCTGGTTTCCTATTCGCAAACGCGGAACGGCCGCTTTTCCAAAAACCGCGTAGTCCGCGTCCTGGACGCGATCGCAAATGATTTTGCAAGTGTGGCGAACGACAGCTATATCGGCAAAATCGATAATAACGGGGATGGACATGCGCTTCTGAAGGCTGCTGCCAATCAGTATTTACGCGACCTCCAAGACGCCGGCGCGATCCAGAACGTTGATTTTATTAAAGACTTCGAGATTGATACGGTTCGCTCGGTAGGCGACGAAGTGTATGTCAATCTGGGCATTCAGCCGGTTGATAGCATGGAGAAATTTTTCTTTACGGTGGAGGTGCGATAAGCGATGGCAAAATTCCGTGCGGATAATACGATCAACGGCCGGGAAGCAAGACTGTTCATTGACAGTGAGGAAATCGGCTACGCCAAGTCGTTTGAGGCGACGATCGAGAAGAACAAGGTGGACGTGGCGGTTCTTGGCAACCGCTGGCTTGGCAAGAAGACGACCTCCTTAAGCGGAACGGGTACGCTGACCCTTTATAAAGTAACGACAAAGTTTTCGAAAATGCTGCTGGAATACGCAACAACGGGCAAGGATGTGTACTTCACGCTGCAAGGCGTGCTTGATGATCCGGGTGCCGGGCGCGGTACGGAGCGTATTACGCTGCTCAATTGCAATATTGATTCGGTGAAAATCGGCCAGTTCAACGTTGAAGCCGAGGTGTTGGAGGAAGAAATTCCGTTCACCTTTGAAGGGGCCGAAATACCGGAAGCGCTCAAGGACGGCTTTGAATAATCATTTCTAACTTGGAAGGGGAATGGACCATGACAACAGCAACGAAATCAATGAACGTGTTCATGAAGGGCAAAGCCAAGCAGGCGGTAATCGAGGAGATTATCGTATCGAGGCGTTATGAGGATGAAGAAGGCAATCCCATTCCTTTCCGCTTGAAGGCCGTAGATACAAAGCGCATTGAAGACTTGCAGGATGAGTGCACGGTACCGCAATTCAAGAAAGGCAAGAAAGTTGGCGAGGAAGTGGACTGGAAACGTTTCGCCTGCCGCCTGGCAGTAGAAACGACCGTTTATCCTGACTTCCGCGATCAGGAGCTGCTTAACAGCTATGGCCTCGTTGACCCTTGTGATCTGGTGAAGGAGATCTTGAATGTTGGCGGCGAATATGCCGAGCTTATTCAAGCGGTTCAGCGTGTCAACGGCTTTGATACAGACTTCGAAGAGCTGGTGGATGACGCAAAAAACTAATCCGCAGTGGTGATTATCATGCGCTGATTTCTCACCGGGTGTGGCAGAAGCATCATATTGCCCCCCAGGAGTTATGGCAGATGGATGATTACCACCGGGCGTTTATTTACGCTTCTGAATTCATTGAGATGGATGCGGAGCGTAAAGCTGCGCGTGCGCAAGGCCGAAGCGGAGCATAGCGCACTCACAGGGGAAGGAGGCGGTTATGAATGGCCGCCGCAGCCGCAATAACGAGCGCAGGAATTAAACTGGCTGTCAAAAAAGGCGCTAAGAAAAAGGGTGCCTCCGTTTTTCTTAACAGCTATAAATCTTTTAAGAAACAAGGCCTCGGGAAGCAGGCGATGGAGTCTATTTTTGGCAAGAAAACAGCTAAAGCGCCAGCCCAAGCCGCTGAAGAGAAGAAGCCAACGCTGGCCGATCATCTGAAAAGCATGCAAGAGGTATTTGGTGGCGTAGGTGAAAAGCTGAAAAGCTTTGGCACCTCCACTGTCGTGGCAGCAGCAGATCTCGAATCCGATAAAATCGGATTCGACTTTCTGGTCAGCAAGCTGAAGCCGCCCGGTGGCAAAGGCGGGAAAGGCAAGGGACCCGCAAGCGCGGCTGCTCTAGAGAAGTCCTTTGCCGATTACTGGACCGCACTTCGGGACAATGCTCAGACGACGGCATTCTCGGCAGATGATGTGCTTAAAGGCGGCATGCAGGCCATCAAGCTAACCAAAGGCGATACGGGCAAGGCGATGCAGCTTGTCAAGCTGGCGGAGGATATGGCTGGTTTTAACCCGGGCAAATCGGTCGCCGAAGCCATGGAAGCGATTGAAGCGGCAAACGGCAAAGATTACAAGAAGCTGGAGGAGTTCGGCTTTGAATTCAAGAAGGGCAGCTGGAACAAGTTCCTCTCCGATGCGGGCAAATGGTTCGATGGCGGCTCCAAAAAGCTGAATCAATCTGCAAACGGGATGTGGGAGATTGTCACCGAGGGACTCAAGGGTTCGCTGCAAAATGCGGGTGTCGCCGCACTGGATCAGGTGAAGCCGATTATGCAGCGGCTTGTGACCTGGCTGACGAACGGCGGCTTTAAGAAGCTGGAGAACCTTGCGGCGAAGACCGTTGATGTGCTGGTGAAGAGCTTCCTGTGGCTGGCCGATGTGCTGGGGCCGGTATTTGGCTGGCTGGAGAAGGCACTTGATTGGATAAGCGCCAACTTCGAGACATTAAGGCCAATTCTGAATGGACTTGTCGCAGCCTTTGCCGCTTTCACCGTTATCTCTACCGTTGCCTCTATCATCTCCGGAATTGGTGTCTTTATCGGCCTCTTATCCAATCCAATCTTCTGGATCGTTGCAGCTATCGGTCTGCTCACGGCAGCCTGGACCGGTAACTGGGGCGGCATACAAGACAAGACCAAGGCTGCTATTGCCTGGATTGTGTCGGCCTATAGCGGCTTCGTTAAATCGATCAAACAGTTTGTAGAGGATACAAAGCAGCTGTTCGCCGACCTTGGCGCCTGGATAAATCAACTTTGGCAAGACGCGGTATCCGGTGTAGAGCAGTTTGTGAGTCAGCTTGTAACAGGCACCATTACCCGCTGGAACCAGCTGGTCAATACCGTTACGCAGCTCGGCCAGCAGCTGAAGGCTTGGCTGTCCCAGACCTGGAGCAACATTGTAAAGGTAACGGATCAACTGTTAACGCAAGCCTGGCAGGCGGTTAGTTCGGCCTTTCAAGCCGTATGGACAACGGTCTCGGGTATTATGATGCGAATCTATCAATTCCATGCGCTCATTTGGAATGGAATGGGCAAGATCATCTCTGGAGCGGGATCGTTCATAATCGGTACGGTCCGTTCAGCCTTTAGGGCAGTGAGCGGGATCATTACAGCCGCTTTTGACACCATCGTTGGCATCGGTCAGGCAGCGATGGAGATGCTCCGCGGCATATTTGTTGGTGTCTGGCAAGGCGCGGCAGGTGATCATCTTGGGGCTGTTCAGACCATCCGCAACGCGGTCATGGGAGCAATCGGCAAGGTTGGAGGCTTGCTTACCGGCTTTGCCTCGAAGTCTATCGGTCATGCCAAATCCTTCGTGAGCGGATATGCATCCGGTCTTGGTCAGCTGTATCAGACCGTTCAGGATGCTGTAATGCCGGTATGGCAGGTCATCACCCAAACTTGGGACGATATCTCCCGCTTTGTTGTTGAGACGGCCAAGGCCATATGGTCAGGTCTCCAAGCGGTTGGAAACGCAATATCTACCTTTGCCCGAAAGGCTATTGATACGGCCATCGATGCCATCCAGAGCGGCTTCGGGCGCGCGAGGAGTTTTATTGGAACTTTCCGGCAATGGCTCGACGCCACCATTGATGGAATCATACAGTCGACTATTGAATCGTTTCATTCCTTCACCGAGTTTATGGAGTCAATCGGTCCGGCAATGAAGGAATTCCTTGATCGGGCATTCGATACCTTTGCAAACAAGGCGGTTGAGACCTTCTTCAACGTATTAAAAACGATTGATTCCACTATGCAGGAGCTATGGACGATTATTACGGGCACGTTGTCTAAGATTCGGGAGTTTTTCAGCAATGTCTTGGATACAGTCACAAATTCGGTCATGAATGCTTTTAGAACGATGTACAACTGGGCAGCAAATACGCTGAATGCCTTATGGGGAGTTATTTCTCCGGTGCTGTCCGGGATCGGGGAGTTCACCTTTCTGATGTGGGGGATTATCATTGGAGCTTTTGCCTGGGGAGTCCGAATCGTCTATGACCTGATGACCGGCTTTGCGCAGCAGGCGATGTCCTTTGGTACGCAATTTATGGAAAGTCTCATTCAAGGGATTCAGTCCATGTACGGAACGCTCTTCCAGACGGTGCAGCAAATATGGGATTCGATCAAATCAATCTTCGGCAGCGCGGCGGCAACGGTCAATATGTCGGTCACGCCAATTAACGGCAGCCACCGGAACGGCTTGAACCGGGTGCCGTTCAACGGTTATATCGCCCAGCTTCACCAAGGGGAAATGGTATTGACGTCGGAGCAGGCGGGTCAGTACCGCAGCGGTCAGCTGTCGGCCGAGCAGCAAAGCTCGATGCTGCAGCCGTACAGTCCGCCTGGCGCAGGCTCCGTCAATAATTCCAAGTCGGTGGAAATCGCGAATTTGGTTGGCGAAATCCATGTGCATGACGAGGCGGATGAGAATCGGTTTATCGAGAAGCTGAAGCGGATGCTGGAAGAGGATCTGTTAACGGAAGGAGAAGGCGTGTATGCCGGTTGAGTTCTGGTTCACCTATAACAACGGAGCGGAATCGCTCTGGCTGCCTGTCAATCCTTCCGAGCTCAAGGTGACCGCCGGCTCAGCGAATGAGACCGTAACCGTCCAGAAACTTGGGCAGGTGACGGTCATTCAGGATCCAGTGCTGAAGACGTACGAATTCTCTTCCCATTTTCCCCAGCATTACGGCCCGTATTGTGCCTATAAGGATATTCCCCCGCCGAAGAAGGGAATTGACCAGCTTGAATCATGGAAGTTCAGCGGCTTTCCGGTCCAGTTCGTTATTATCAATCCCGAAGGGCAGAAGCTGACGGTGGCGGTGACGATTGAGTCGCTGTCTTACCGGGAGATTGCGGGAGATATCGGCAGCATCTATTATGATCTGTCCCTTCGGGAGTTCAAGTATACGAAGCCGCGTACGATCGAGACCAAAGAAGAAAACGGGCAGAAGGTCGCGGAGATCAGCAGCAAGGGCCAGCGTCCGAATCAGACCGTTAAGCCCAAATCCTATACGGTCAAAAAAGGCGATACGTTATGGGCCATAGACCGGATGGTTGGCGTGCCATACGAGAATATCGCTGCGGCCAACGGCATTAAACCGCCTTACACGATCTATCCAAACCAAGTACTGGTGATTCCATGATTCGGGTGATGCTTGTCGATAACGGAACAACAACAGACGTCACCTCTCTTGTACAAAGCGCGGAATGGTCCGGCAGCTCGCAAAAGGCCGTTCGGAAGCTGACGGTCAGCCTGCTTCACGCCAAGGAAGGCGAAGCCAGCCTTGCGATGGTCGCCAACGGAACCGGCATTATGCTGCATGACGGCGAAGAGGAGCTCTTCCGCGGGATTGTATTTAACGCGGAATACAAGCCCGGCAAGCTGAGTCTTACCGCTTATGACCAGCTGATCTATCTGACGAACAACAAGGATTCTTACGTGTTCAAGAGCATGAAAGCCTCCGCCATCATAAGCAAGCTGTGCACCGACTTCTCCATTCCCGCCGGGACGATCGAAGATACGGGGCATGTCATCTCTTATCTGGTATGCGATGAAGAGACCTTGTTCGATATGGTGAAGAAGGCGCTGGCGATTACCTACCGGCAGAAAGGCATCCGTTACTCGCTTTATACCAAGGACGGGAAGGTGCAGCTTGTACCTTATAAGAAAAACAGCCGGAACTGGGTCATTGAGACAGGTATTAATCTCATCGATTACTCGTATGGGGAGTCAATTGAAGAGACGGTTACGAAGATCAAGCTGCAGGGCGGGGAAGAGAAGCAGACGATTATCGCTACGGCCGAGAACAAGTCGCTGCAGAAGCAATTTGGCGTCTTGCAGCATTATGAGAAGGTGAAGGAGAAGCAGAACCGGGCTCAGCTTCAGGAAGCGGCGGATCTCTTGCTCGCGGAGAAGGGGAAGGTCAAGAAGTCCCTTAAGCTGGATGAGGTTATTGGCATATCCGAAGTGATTTCCGGGACGGCGATTGTGGTCAAAGTACCGGAGCTTGGCATCGAGCAGACCTATGCGGTTGAGGAAGACAATCATCAGTTTAACGGGCGGTATCACAAGATGTCACTGACTTTAACCGAGATGACCTGAAACGGCATAGAAAGCAGGTGAAGCGCTTGTCGCTGGGAGAGCTGATTAAACAGCACAGCATGAAGAGCGCCCGGTCGCTGAAGATGCTCGAGCTGATGGAAGCGGAGGTCACGAAGGATCCGCCCGAGCTGGAGATCAAGCTGAAGGGCAGCGATAGGCTGATTATTCCGAAAGAGCTGATTGTGGTAGCCGAGCATCTGTGCGAGGTGAAGCAGAAGGTTAATCTGAATGCGGGCAGCAAGACGGAGATTGGCAAGCAGTCCTTTGACATGACAATTACCCAGATGCCTCATCCGCTGCCGCCGCCGAATAATACCCCGCATGATCATCCTTCCAAGCTTGAGGTCGCGTTGGCGGATAGGAGCTTTGATATGCAGGAAGGCGAGGTTCACTACATCAATGACGACAAGAAGGATGATCTGCTGAAGAAAGGCGATAAGGTGATGGTGATGACCTTTGAAGGCGGGCAGAAGTTTTTCATCATCGACCGGATTGTCCAATATTAACGAAGGCAGGTGTACCCGTGTCGCTAGGGGACTTGATCAAGCAGCATAGCGTCAAAAGCATTCAGGCCATGAAGCTGCCGGAGCTGATGGAAGCGGAGGTCGTCTCGGATCCGCCCGATCTGAAGATTAAGCTGAAGGGCAGCGATAAGCTGATCATTCCGAAGGAGCTGATCGTTGTTGCCGAGAAGCTGTGCCGGGTGAAGCGAAAAGTAAACCTGAAGAGCAGCGGAAAGACAACAATCGGAGCTCAGACCTTCAGCGGCAATACGGACCCGTCGCAAGCCATCCCGCACACCCATCCTTATTCCGTAGAGGTTAGTCTCAAGGACAAAGACTTCAGCCTGAAGGAAGGCGAAATCCATTACATTAATGACGACAAGAAGGACGATCTGCTTAAAAAAGGCGATAAGGTGATGGTCATTACGTTCGAAGGCGGACAAAAATTTTTTATTTTCGACCGCATCGTGACCTACTAGTCCCTTACAGGAAGGCGGAGAGCATATGGGGCTTACCCCCGATATCGGATTTCCGGATATCATCGTGAAGAAAAAGCCGGTCTTGCGCACCTACAGTCTTGATCTCGAGACAGGCGAAATCGGCAGACAAATCGATGGTCTGGATGCCATCAAGCAGTTTATACATAAAGCGATTCAAACAATCCGCTTCGCTTATCCCATATACTCGCACGATTATGGCTGCGAAGTGCAGCTGATGCTGGGCAAAGCCTATACCCAAGGCTTTATCCAGGTCGAGATGATTCGGATGATTACGGAAGCTCTCATCTACGATGAAAGAATTACCCGTGTCTATGATTTCGAGATCTTGTGGGAGAACGACGAAGTGAAGGCAGCCTTTAAGGTTGATTCTACGCAAGGCATGATCCGGTACGAAGGAGTGTTGTAGCTTGGACGGTACAAATACGCTTAGCTTTGAGTCGAAGCTGCAGCAGCTGCTGGACCGCGTCGACAACGGGCTGGACAAAAGCGAAGGCTCTATCATTTACGATGCGCTTGCACCAATTGCGATGCAGCTTTGGATTGAGGAGAGCAAGTTCCGCAGCATTCTGGAGCAGGCCTTTGCCGTCACCGCCGAAGGCAAATTCCTGGATCTTATCGCCAAGGATTACGGTCTTGACCGGACGCCAGCGGCAGCTGCATGGGTCGAGCTGACATTTACCGGTATTGTGAATGCCGTTATTCCGGAAGGGACAACGGTAGGCATCGAGAATTCGGATATTTCCTTTGCGACGACCGCGGAGGCTGTCATCGAAAGCCAGGGCTCCGCAAAGGTGACGGCCCGATGCAAGCAGCCCGGCGTAATTGGCAATGTCAATGCGGATACGATCCGTCTCTTGTTTGATCCGGTGAAGGACATTTGGACGGTTAACAATATAAACCCTGCTGTCGGCGGCTTGAATCAGGAGCCGGATGAATCGCTGCGGGGCCGTATTTTGTATCAGAAAAGAAATCCCGAGCATGGCGGGACCGAGTCGGATTACAAGCGCTGGGCATTGTCCGTTACCGGTGTTACCTACGCCGAAGCCATTAACTGCAGCCGCGGACTTGGTACCGTTGATGTGGTCGTCGGGGCGGATGGTGAATTGGAGCATGTATGTCTCGAGGTGCAGAAGCTGATTGAGCTGAAGAAGCCGCTTGGCGTTGATGTCATCGTGAAGCCGGTCATTCCGGAGCCGATGACCATTAAGGTGAAGGTGATCGGGCTTAATGAGGCAGCCGCAAAAAATGCGGTACATGCGTATTTGCGCAAGGTGGATATTGGCGGAACGATCTACCTGTCCAAGATTGTAGCGGCTTTAATTACAGCCGGTGCAACGGATGCTTCGATCATAGAGCCGCGGGAAAATCTCGAGCTGCCAATTGACCGGAGCCTTCAGGCGGAGGTGATTATTCTGTGACCTCGCCGCTTATTCAATATTTGCCTGACTATTATCACGAGAGCAGGCAGATGAATGCCATTATGGATGCAGCGGCGCCGGATATTCCTGATGTGGAAGGGCGACTGTTGCATTCGCTGTTTTTATCCGAATCGCCGGAAGAATGGCTGTATTTGTGGAAGCAGGAGCTGCAGGAGGAAGACCGCGGGGCGCTGCTTGCCAAGCTGCGTTCTTCCGGTACTTTAAACAGGGAGACGATTAATGCGCTTGGCTTGTCCGCTCTTGAGACATTCCGGTTAAGCCCGGATGACGGCTATACCTTATCCGGCGATGATGCGATGTTCCCGGACGGCGAGTTTTTTGGCCCGTTAATAACAGCCATCTACGTGAACCCGGAGCAGGTCGAGGTTGTTCGAAAGCTCATTCAGATCAGCGGCTTTGCGGGCTTCAACTATTGGCTGGCGGTCACGATGAAGCAGTACGTGAAGCTGGATACTCCAAAGACCGGTACATTGCGCAGCCTATATCCGGGGCCGGACCGGGAAACGAAGCTGAGTTATGAAGAGGTCAGCGGTTATAAGGTGAGTACTGGTATTGCAGCATCCCTGTACCTCGGCATCAGCAAAGCCGATGCACAGCGTGGTGCCTGGTGGTCGCCGGGAGTGTTCTTCACTGATCAGCTGTACTTTACAGAGAAGGAGCTGCGCATTCAGCAGTCCGCTGTAACCATTGTTCCAGCAAAATCTTAGGAGATGCTTACAAAGTAAGAATTATCGCACGGAAGCGTTTAGGAGGAGTCATACATGGGAGTGAGTTATACGGCTTCGGTTGCCGGGATGCGGGCGTTTCAGGCGCTTCATCTCGTTCGTACCGACAATATTTGGATCGGAATCGGCAAGCAGGAGCCATGGAATGAATCCGACAATGTGCCCGAGGTATCCGGCTCTTCACAGCTTAGCGAGCCGATCGGCTACAAGAAGGCCGAGAAGGTCCGTTTCGTCATACCCGATCCGGAGGGAGATATCGTCCAGTTCGAGCAGCGGTGGACGATCATTAGCGAAGAAGAGGCGATGCAGAGCCTTGTCCGCTGGGTCTATGTAGCTGCCTGGATAACAGGAACCGAACTGCCGGCTGTCAGTTACCGTCAGAGCGCTATTGTAACGGATCTTGTCCTGGCAGAAGCTACGCTGCCCGGAAAGCTTGCCGTTACCGCAGAGGAAGTAAGCAGCCACGGTTATGCGCTGGTCGTCAATAACCGTTCGCCGATTCATCGGACGGAAGACCAGCGGGAGTTTCTTGAATTTATTGTGGAATTCTAGGAGGAGCGCATAAATGAGTGTATACAATCGTTTCGCCCCGGACAAACGCTGGGTTGCTCTGCAGGCGCAAAGCGGCAGGCGGCTGCAATCGGCGGAATTAAACGAGATTCAGTCGCTCTCCCTTCACCGGGATAAGCGGATGGGCGACGTGATTTTTGGCTCAGGCCATATTATTGAAGGCGGACAGATCTATGTCCAGGATGACAAGAAGAAGGTCATTATTTTTCCGGCAACTGTCTATTTCGACGGTGTTATCCATGATATCGGCGAGAAGAGAATTCCGATTGCAGGCATTGGCGAAGAGATTATCGGCCTTAAGATCACGTATTCTACGGTCACCTATGAAATGCAAAAAGAGCTGCTTGATCCGGCAGTAGGGTACGCAAATTTTGGCTCGCCGGGTATGGACCGGCTGGTTGTAACTCCGGAATGGGTGCTGAATGACGCGGCCTCTATCCCGATGTACCGGCTGTCCGACGGGGAAGTGGTTACCGCCAAGGTTCCGCCGGAGCTCGAAGGCTTCACGCCAGTCCTCGCGAGAAGAACCTATGATACAAGCGGCAGCTTCCTGGTCTCGGGCATGGACGGTTTTATTGAACCGGCGGAAGGCGATTATGTGACGCTAGTTATAGAAGCCGGCAAAGCTTACGTGCTGGGCTACGAGATTAATAGACTGGTTCCGACCCGGATCAAGCTGAAGAAGTCGCAGGATTCACGCAGGGTATCGGATGAAGTGAAAACCTTCGTAGCCGGCACGACCCATTATTCGCTGAACAGCAAGCCGGTGAAGGCGATTCAGGAGATTACCGCAAGGGTGAAGCTCCCGGATATTAGCATGACAAGAGGCGGCTCTACTGCGCAGGATGCACTGCCCGCGGATGCTGTTGTTGATATTGTGAGCATCGTGCAAGGGGCGAAAACCTATGTAAAGGGCAAGGATTATCAGCTCACGGAGAACAGCGTGGACTGGTCGATTGGTACAGCCCGGCCGAGCATCGGCGAGACGTACAAAGTGACTTTCGAATATATGAAGCAGATGGTGCAGGGCACGGATTACAAGCTGGAAGAAGGGAAAAGCGAGGTTACCTGGCTTGGCGGCGACCTGCCGGTTGCCGGCTCCATCTTCAACGTTACATACGATTATTATTTATCCCGCAAAGATGTATTTTATCTGACTGCTGACGGGCAGATTCAGATTGTGACCGGCCAATCGGACGTTCATCCGCCTTCGCCTCCGGTACCGCCGGATGTTCTGGAGCTTGGCGAGCTGCAATATCCGCCCGCAAGCTCAGACGTTCTTGTTGTCAACAACAAGCCGAAGCGGCTGACGATGCTGGAGCTTCGCTCCCTGCTTGACCGGCTGGAGCGGGCGGAGTATAACCAGGCGATGCTGGAGCTGGACCGGACGGCCCAGATCTCCGATCCGGCCACATTCAAGAAGGGCTTTTTCACCGATAACTTCACGAACTTTGAGCGTGCCGATCTGGAGAGAGGCTTCGACGCCATGATAGATCCTGCTAATCAGACGCTGCAGCTTCCGGTGAATCAGCTGTTCGTGCAGATGGAAGTTGAAAGCCTGGATTCGGTGAAGCAGCATGAACGTCTCCTGACCCTTGATTATACGGAGCAGCTTATTATTGACCAGAGCTATGGGACCGAGGCTCTTAATGTCAATCCGTATCAGGTATTCGGCTCCCAGGCGACGATCCGGCTGACTCCTTCCCAGGATTCCTGGGTGGAAACTTCCTATGTCTATCAGACGGTATGGGGCTGGTGGGATGCGTGGTGGACCGGGAACCGGTCGGAGACCCGCGTCATTCTGGACGAGAACATTCCGTTCATCCGCCAGCGGATTGTCACCGTATACGGGGAAGGCTTCGAGCCAAACAGCAGCAACCTGCAGGCAACCTTCGACGGCGTGGAAGTATCCCTTGTTCCGGCTAACGGTTATGAAGCGGGGACCAAGCCGGGCACAATGAAGGCCAATGGCGCAGGCAAATTTATCGCTACCTTTGCCATTCCGCCTAATATCCGGACAGGTACGAGGGAAGTACGTATTTTTAACTACGTTTAGGAGGGGTAGAATTGGTCCAGATTCAGAATGAATCAAGAACATCTTATGTCGGTGTCGGCCGGAAGCAGATTATCGAGCAGACCTTCTGGCAGGTGCCGTGGTGGAATCAGATTGATCCGCTTGCCCAAACCTTTCTGCTGCCGGAGGAACGTTTCGTTACAAGTATAGAGCTGTTCTTCGAGACAAGGGATATGGATTCATCGGGAGGAAGCACCTATCATGCCAAGCCTGTTACCGTTCAGCTTCGTAATGTGGTAAACGGCTATCCGGGCACGACCGTGCTTGCCTCTAAAGTGCTTGAAGCAAGCTCGGTAAAGGTGTCGCTGAAGGGGGATGTGCCTACCAAGTTTGTATTTGGCGATCCGGTGCTACTTCAGCCGAATGTGGAGTATGCGGTTGTTGTATTAACTGGCTCCAGCCAATACCGGGTTTTTGTAGCGAGGATGAGCGGCAAGGATCTTGTCAGCGGCAATATCGTCTCCCGCCAGCCTTATACGGTTGGACTTCTATTCTCCAGCTCTAACGCTACAGCCTGGACCCCTCACCAGGACATGGATCTGAAGTTCCGGCTGTATGCGGCGGAGTTCAAGAGGCCGGCCGGGAAAATAAACTTCGGAGCTTTGCCGCTGCCGATTGCCGTATCCCAGCTGCTGCTCTCGACAAGCCAGGTAGTTCCGCAGGGCAGCAATTTGCAGTGGCAATGGTCGCCAAACGGCACGAGCTGGTATGCATTGAATGATGCAGGCGCAACCGCGCTTGGGACAATGACCGAGGATGTTTATGTCCGCGCTCTCCTGACAGGCAATGCCAAGAGCTCACCGGTTATCCAGACCAGTGCGATTGGTGCCGGTGCCTTGTCCTATAAGGCAAACGGAACGTATGTCAGCAAAGAATGGTTCACGAACGAGAATTTTACGAAGATTACCGTTTACGTCGATTTCCATACTCCGTCAGGCACTACGCAAAGCGTGGAGTACAGTATTGACGGGGGGAACGCCTGGGTAGCTTTCCCGACAGGCAGAGTGAGCCAGCAGCTTGGCGTTTATACGCAGTTCAAATATGAAGCAACGGTTGCTGCCTCGCAGAAAGTAAGGATCCGGATTAAACAGTCAAATTCGGTAAACAGCCAGGCGGAGACGCCGCGGGCGAAGCGGCTGATGGTAACGTTATCCTAAGAGGAGCGGGGGAGTGACGATGAGCAAGACGAACCGTATTAATTTGGATCCGGCTGCCCCGGACAGCTTGTATGCCGGCGCGCAGAAGGTGAATCAGGCACTGGATGAAACGGATGAGAAGCTCGAGCAGCTTAAGAAGGAAATGAACGTGAAGATCAGCAACGCGTTATGTCTGCAGTGGATGGGGGGATAG